CTGTACACTGCCCCCGGTGGGAGCGCAATCAACAACCGCCTGGCCCTCGCCTTCATGGTTGAGGACCTCCCGTCCAATTCCTTCGAGTTTGAAGCCATCGCCTACTTCGAGGCAACTGGTCCCGGGTTGTCCACCACAGCTAGCCATGCCGACCCTGTCGCCCTCGCGACGGTGATGTCCGCTACGCCTACGAGTGTTGACCCCGACCCGGTTACCGCCCAGCCAGGCGCCATCCGGCAGTTCTACGCAACTGTCCGTGACATGGGCTATCAATCACTTCGCGGGATGGGTGAGCGGATGTTCACGGCTTTAAACGCCGTGCCCCCCCAGGTGCTGGAGAACGGAGTCCGCGTGGCGGGCGCCGCTTTGTATGGCCGTCGAATCCCAGGCCAGCTCCGCATCCGGGGGGGGTAAACGACGATGGGGATATTTGGAGACCAGCACAACCGTACCTAGTGGGGAAAACAGGGGACACCCTGAGGCCCTCAGCAGCTGCGCCGCTGCCGTCGGTCCATCATTTCGTCACCCAAAGCCTGTATCGCGGCAACGTTGTTTCGCGTGTCCTTGACACGGACGTGCCGCTTTACCTCGCCCAAGGTTGGTCCACGACCGCGCCGATCGCACACGCCGTTGGGGATGCTCTGCGCGTCCCCGATGGCTACGGTGCTGATGGCCTACCACTGGACTACCGGGTGACACGCCTGCCGCCACCAATACCCAACCCGGGACCATTTTGGGGACATCATGATCCCTAGCTTGCTGAGACGCGATTCAAAATCCTACCTGGCGTAGGTGGACGAGCGATCATTGCCGTCCGCACCACATAGACGTATCCAGTTGCCGGAGCGAATGACGCCCTTGCTGTCGGGGCGGCGCCCATGGGGGCGAGAGGATGGGAGGGCGAGAGAGCCCAGTCAGCGTCGTCTGCGGCAGGAAGCCGTGGGGGGCGGTGCCAAACGTGTAGTTCCTGGACCTACCTTGTCTTTGACCTCTAGCGGCCCAGCTCCTTCAATGGAGAGGGTCGGGGACCCACCGTGGTACCTCCGCTAGTGAGTAGGGCTACCAGGGCTAAGCGGGAGGACAAGCACTGGGTTCTGTAACCCACCTATCCTGGGAGTACGCGGGGTACCCTTGGACACCCGAGGATATAAAGGGCTGATCGGAAAGCGACGAGAGGCTCTCGGGGAGTTAACGTGGGCAAGCAACAAAACATATCTATCCTGCTACCGGAGGTTCCATCGTGGACCGAATGGCCGGCCGACCACCCGTGGAAACACGAATCGTCGGGAAAGAATTCATCGTCTCAGCGAAAGCGGCTGTGGCTGGGCGTGGTGCCCCGGCTACAGTTTTTCCCTTCACCACGCGAAAGGAACAAGAAGACCGCAGAAGCTATCTGCGCAAAGAAAAGCGCCCGTCGGGGGACTCCACCTCGGCGGATGAGTGCACGACAGTTGCACGCGGCGCGTCACCCTACGCGCTCTCATCGCCAGGAGTGGTTCGATGAGATAGGGGAGTGGGCCGCCGATGCCTTGCGGCCCCCGCCTCTCGTTGTTGCTCGAGAGGACGTCACTGGCTCACACACCGTTTGGGTCCCTCCACCACCGCCTGGATCACGGCGGGGGTGGGTGCGTGATCTGACGAGGGAGGGTGTCGAGCCGAACCCAGGACCGGGCGTGTTCGTCGAGTGTGCGCAGGTGTCCACCTGCCGCAGCAAGACTCACTACACTTGGTCCCGGGGGGGGAAGGTGGGTGCTGGTGGCCAGGGGAATGCGGCCACCGCTGCGAAGAACCCCGAAGCCGTGCAGAATCAGGCGGCCGGGGCCAAGCGCAAATCAGAGGCGGCAAGCTTCGTGCTCTGCCGAGATGGAGACGGGAACCCATCACCTCTCCCGTGTCTGGACTGCGGGGGCAGACACGCACATCGTGACCGTGGAGGCCGGGCAGAACGGCTACCAAAACACGTCACCGTGCGGGATGCCTTGCTTATCCTGAATCGCGGGGAGGAAGAGTGTCTCACCGACCGGGAATACGACGCCGTGATCCCGGACGGCCACTGTTGGCGCTACGCGCTGACGGGCGTGTGTAGGTTTGCGGATGACTGTCGCTTCGGGGTGCATGAGCTGCTCCCTGCGGGCGAAGTCGCCGCAATCTTCGACCGCCTCGAGGCCAGCAGTGTCCCTCGGCACGCGCTTCTGCGCAACCGTCTCCGGCAGGCGCAGTCAGCCGCCGCCTCCGCCCCGCACCCTCGTCCCGCCGCCACCTCGGTGGCGGGTTCTTGTTCGTCTAAGGACACGCCAGCTCCGGCTGTGACACCCTCCAGTGAGGTGGTCCCCAGGACGAACAACGCGCTTGCTGCAGCGCCAGGCCCAAGCAGCGCCGGTGTCGCACGCCCGGCGACTGGCGACCGACCCCCACGGATCGTCAGCAAACAACTCGTGCACCTGCAGGCGCGGATCCGCCGCCCTGCCCCCCTACAGGTGAGTGGCCCGGCTGCGCCGAGGCCGGCGTCACCCTTAGGGAATCGCGCGCCCCTGACAGCGCCCGCAGGCCCAGACCGCGGAAATCAGGACGTGGCCCCGCGCAGTACGCCGGCACTCGCCGTGATACCCTCCACAGTGGAGGTGACCACGCTGGGCCACACCGCAGAGAAAAAGGTGGACGCAGTCCCGCCACCACCCGGACCATCCTGTGACGATGACGAGGAGAAGGAGGAGGAAGAGGAGGCTGTTGCTGTGGCCCTCGCCCAGCCGCGCATCAGTGACGCTGGTGCGCCACTCGGTCTCGAGCTTTTGTTCCCTCCCGACGCACCACCGCGTGAGTATCCGGTGGTGCCAGCTCCCCGTGCTCCACCGCCACACCGCCCCCCAGCCTACCGGCCGGCCCTCACCCCCGTGGCGGCCCGGCTGCAGTGGGCGCTTGGGTCCTGGCTTGCGCCTAGGTACCCAGATGGATGGGCGACTCTCGAAGGCGCTTGGTACAAGATCCCTGTTCCAATGCCCATGAGAGATGAGGCGAAACGCCCATTGTCGTGCCATGAGTGTGCCAGCGCGGCTAGTCGGACGTGTCTCGTGTGTGGCACCCGGGTGTGCGGTTACCATGTCAGTCAGTGGCAGAAGAAGTTGTGTCGCCCGTGTGGCACGGGCCTCGCGGTCTGGTCGAAAGCGCGAGGTCATGAATTTGCAGAGCGGAAGACCACGACGTTGTCAGCCACCATCACCTTGAA